TATGTTCCAGCAACAATACCTGCATCAGTTAATGGTGTTCCTGTACCGTTACCAAGAACGATGTTTGAATGTGTTGCGCCAGTATTTTTAAATACCAATCTATTATCTACTGCCTCTGCTGTGATTCCAACTGCACCCAGTGCTGTATTAATATCACTTACAGCTGAAGTAAGGCTAGTTCCTGATAGCGTAACTGTTACACTCAGTCCTTCTGCAGATCCAATAGTGATAGTATCACTTGCTGTAAATGTCGGAGTACCTGCTGTACCTGTTACTGAAGGCCAACTGCCTTTCCAATCTGCACTACCAACCTGTACCCAAGTACCTGAAGTATTTTTATACCATGTGCGGATAATAGTCGAAACTGCTACAACTGCGTAGTCGCCAACTGCACCAACTGCACCTTTTGGAGCATAAGGCGCTGAACCTGTTGTCTGTGTTGTGTCAGTAATAACAGTTGGTGTTTTGTTGGTAAATGTTTGACCAACTTTGTTAGTTGCTGATTCAGCACTGCCGTTCCATTCAAAAATACCAAACTTTGTTACTTGAGTATCTAACCAGTAAGTTCCATTTGCTGGGTTTGCAGTTGTTGGTGTTGAACTAGCTGATATTGCTGTAAGGTCAATATCTGCTCTTACTACATACGCTCTGTTGCTTACACCTAAATATGAATATGCTGCCTGTAACCCGTATTCATTTTGTTCTCCGCCATGAATAGGATTGTTGTTAGCATCTGTATAAAATGTAGGATCACCAAACGTATCTACTAGATCTCGCTGCGATGTTAGTAGGTATGGTTTACCTGCATTGGCTTTTTGAGTTCCTGGTGCAACACCAGTTCCTGCGCCGTTTAGTTTATTTTCGCCTGTTGCGACAAATATTATAGGTACTGTGCCCGGTTCTGCTGGAGTGTAAAAACTCTCATCAATAACGCTGACCTCTACACCTGGTGAAGTTAATGCCATTTTAAATTTCTCCTGTAAAGTGTTTCACTTACAACTATTTAGCAGATCACCGGAGAAAAAGGCGGTTTTTAGGGGTTAAGTACGTATATAACTCATCAGTTGATCTACGTTAAACTTTAAATCATCTAATGATCCATTGTTGTCAATAGTAAAATCTGCCATCCATTGTTCGAGGCTCATACTGTCTTTTGACTCAGGCATTAGGTATTTACTACGATCAACCCAGATACAATAATCAAACACACCAGTGTTTTGCATTGCAAAAAATTCACGCTTGTTGCGTAGCCCACAATAGATATCATAGGCTGCAAACATCTCTCTGCCTAGAGTCGCTGCATCAGGAACATTATAATCGCAGATAGCATTATACCATTCTGCTCTGTGATTATGCCTGTCAGCATAACACTCTTCTTCATTAGCATATCCATATTTGTCCTTCAACTGATTGTAGATAAACAACTTGGAGCAAAACTGACTGCTACTCTCAAATGTATATCCGTAATGATCTCTTAATATTTCGCACACAGTATCTTTACCGTGGCGGCCGTGGCCAATGACTAATAACTTTTTCTTCATAAGTTTAATATAGCATATTATTTAGACTTTGTCAATATCCATTTTGAAAAAAGATCTGCCCAATCAATGTGTGCTTGTTCGAGAGGATGATCCGATTCTTTTCCACGTTTGTAATTATTTTTCCAGGACCAGTCCCAAAATCCAAGGCCATCTTCTTTATGTACAAGATTAGGAAGATCTAATCTTCCAATCATATCTTGTAAAAACACATTGTCTTGATTTAATAACTCTGGTTCTATATCTTTAAACGATGATGTATAAAAATATTTAATATTATGATTTTCAAGCCAGTTTGTTAAATATTCCAGTTGTTGTAGTGGATAATATACATGATTATCGTGCGTGTCACGCCTAGCATAAAACTCTACGTTTGTTCGTGTTAAATGTTCAGACGCCCACATTTGTCTTCTACGGTACAACATTTCATTTGAATAACCTCTAGTTTTGCCGTCTCCGTCTGAAGGCAATGAAGTTAAAAATCTATCTTCGTGAGTTTTTATTTTTCTACCTACAGGATATATACTAGGATATTCTCTGCGTAAAATACTTGTCCACATTACAACTACAACAATGTCTTCTGGTTTGTGTATTTTTAAATGGCGGCGAGTTTGATATATTATACGTCTAACTATACTGCCGTAATCTGCACCTGGCACAGCAGTATTATCAACTGTTGCATTAGGAAACATTTTTTCTTGAAGCAAGTTTGGCCATGCAGTATAGCTTATCTCGTAGCATATTCCTTTATGAATACGATCCCAACTTTCGTCGGCAAGTTCAGAGCCTGCTGTAAAACTACAACCTCCTGCTATTACTTTTTTGATATTATTAAATCTGTTATCCAATTAAAAATCCGTAGCCAACACCACCTGCAACAGACATAGCTAAGTCGTTGTCAAGTTTTTCCATTTCCTGTTGAGCTTCGGCTTTAAGTGAATCACCGTTGAGTGTAGTGCCGCCACCTGGGCCGGCAATAGTAGCAAACTTACTACGTGCTTCACCTAACATATATTTACAGTTAGCAAGAGTATATTCCTTAATCCATTGAAATGCTTTGTAGTCTTTGTACAACTCAAAGTCAGGTCTATGATTATAACAATACAGCAATACTTCTTCCTCAGCTCTTGGTCTTGTTAATATAGTTAGTTTTTTTGTACTAGTGTTCCAAACAAATTCGATAAAACTACCAAACATTCTTCCTACTAGTTCTTGTTGTTGAGCAAAGAAATCGTATGTAGCAAGTCCGCCTATGCCACTACCTGCCAACAAGTATGTGTTTGTATAAGCAAGGTTAAACGGTTCAAATGTTGTTCCGCCGCTGTTGCCGCCAAGTCTACTTCCTACACTACGTCTATGAACTTTACGTACTTCAATTATTTCATTGGGTAGTGTATATGCATTTACATCTTCGGTTAGTGCAAGAGTAATATAACTTTCTTCAACACTGTTTTCACTGCGTTGTCTATATCGTGCAGTTGCTTTTCCTAGTGCAGTTTCGTAGTGTATAGGATCTAGTTCTACATCTACCATTCCGCCGCCTAGAAAGGCATTTACGTAATCAAATACTTCTTGTTTCTGTGTTGTAAGTTCAGCCATAGTTTGTCTCCACTAGTATTTATGCTAAATATACATATGCCAAGACTTAGTTTATACAGACCCGAGAAAACAAAAGATTATTCCTTCCTAGATGGTATTGTCTACGAACAGTTTACCGTTGGAGGGACTGATTTTAATATTCACAAGTATCTTGGTCCAAAGACCACATTGGCAGATGATGCAACAGTTGAACAGCCTGTATATGATGTTGTAAAAGAAACAAACATACAAGATTTATTATTTCTTGAAAACAGAGACAGAAAGTATGATGCTGATATATACACAATCAGAGGTCATTACAACTTACAAGATCAAGACTTTGATTTGAGTCAGTTTGGATTGTTTTTACAAAACGATACATTGTTTATGACTATACATATTAATAGTAGTGTAAAAACACTAGGTAGAAAAATAATGCCAGGTGATGTAATAGAACTGCCGCATATGAAAGATGAATATGCTGCAAATGATTACAACATTGCACTAAAACGATTTTATGTAATAGACGAAGTTACTAGAGCAGCAGAAGGATTTAGTCAAACTTGGTATCCGCACTTGTATAGATTACGTGCAAAACAAATACTAGATTCGCAAGAATACAAAGACATACTAGATCTTCCAGCAGAAGAAGGTAGTGCAAATACGCTTAGAGATGTACTTAGTACTTACGAAAAAGAAATGCAAATAAATGAAGCTGTTATAGCACAAGCAGAAGTTGATGTTCCTCTTAGTGGATATTCTACTATACAGTTCTACACACTACAACTGTCCGATTCAGGCGAAATTGAAATTGTAAGTACTGACTATGACAGTTTATTAGCTGATGATCAGATAACAGCTGACACTGTTTTTGTTACACCTGATGGAAATGGATATCAAGGATATTTAGTTGGCGATGGTATTCCTCCAAATGGAGCACCATACGGACAAGGTATTGGGTTTCCGGGTGCACCTGAAAATGGAGACTATTTTTTAAGAATTGATTTATCTCCTAATAGATTGTTTAGATATGACGGAAATAGCTGGCGCAAAATAGAAGATGCAGTAAGAACCACACTCACACAAACAAGTGGTCGCGATACTCTAAAAGGCACATTTATAAACAATCTAACTGTAAATACTATCAGCGGAGAAGAAGTTGTCGAACGACAGGCTCTTAGTAAAGCTCTTAGAGCAAAGGCAGGTGACTAATGCAATACTTTTATGATGGACAAATACGTAGATATATTACACAGATTGTAAGAGCATTTAGTAACTTTAGCTATCGTGACGGCGACGGTGATATCAAAGTAGTTCCGGTATTGTACGGAGATATTACAAGACAAGTTGGTAGTATTATTAGAGAAAACAGTGATAACAAACTACCAAGTGCTCCTCGAATGGGTGTGTATATTACTAGTTTACAAATGGACAGATCGCGATTGAGTGATAGTAGTTATGTTAGTAAAATCAATCTTAGAGAAAAACAGTTTGATGAAAACACTAGTAGTTATATAGCACAACAAGCCAAGGGATATACAGTCGAACGATTGCATCCAACTCCTTACACACTGAGTGTTAATGTTGACGTATGGTCAACTAGTACTGATCAAAAACTACAAATACTTGAACAAATTTTTATGTTATTTAATCCAGACTTAGAGTTTCAAACATCTGACAACTATGTAGATTGGACTAGTTTAAGTGCATTGTATTTAGAAGATATTAACTTTAGTAGTAGAACTATTCCTGTAGGAACGCAAGATGACATTGATGTTGCTACACTAGGATTTACAGCACCAATATACATTTCGCCACCTAGTAAAGTTAAAAAACTAGGCATTATAACAGATATTATCACAGGTGTTTACAGTCAAGATGCTGGCACTATTAGTTTAGAAGGGTTTAATCCTCCTACTACATCAGATCAGGGTGCTGCAAGTGGTGTTACTGTATTACCAGATGGTACTGTTGTTAATGCAGGAAATGTTGGTATTACATCTACCTCAAGTGTAAGTAATACAGGATTAGATTTAAGCAATCCAATAGTTGTAAGTTATAGAGATTTTGATCTTATAATTAATGACGACGAAGCCAAACTAGCTAAAAATAAAAAACTTCGAGTAGGCGATATTAGTTGGTTAAATGTTATAGAAGCAGAGCTGCCGTCAAAATATCAACCTAACATAAGTCAAATAAGATTGCGCAGAGCAGAACTTAGTGGTGAAATAATTGGAACGTTTAATATCCCAAGCAATGATACTCATACAATGATTATCGATTGGGACGAGGACACATTGCCGGCTAACACTATCATAACAGGACCATCTAAGACGGATGGAACTATTGATTATATTATTAATCCTATAACTTATAATCCTCAAACAGTAAAAACACCTGGTGTTAGATTATTATTATTAGGACCAATAGGTTATAAAGTTGAACGTAGTTTTAAAGCTACTACCAGTAGTAATAGAATAGATACCGATATAGACTTTACTATTACTACTAGCGAGTTGGCCGATAGAGCAGGAGATGAACGTGTTACAAGTTTTGAAGTATTTGTAAACGGAACACCAGTAGCAGCAACAAAGTCAAACATTGATGATAAGTTTGTTATAAATCTAACTACAGCATACAGCATCGACGACAATATCTCGTATGTACTCAATCTAAACGAAAAAGGTCCTGATGCTTGGAAAAATGCAGATAATACAGACTTTTCAGCTGATGCAAATGATATAGTCGAATGGGATGGATCTAAATGGGTTACTATTTGGAACTCTAGCAATGACAATGAAACTACATACGTTACTAATGTAACTACTGGGCAGCAGTTTTATTGGAACGGATATTATTGGCAAAGTGCAGTTGATGGTTATTATCCACGAGGAACTTGGACTATTACACTTTAAAATAAGTAGTTGTATGAACAAGATAATTTGCAGTGGTGCTTTATTTTATAGCCTTAAAACAAAACGATTTCTTTTTTTACATCGCACCAAAGGAAAAACAAAAAACCTTTGGGGATTAGTTGGTGGAACAAACGAAGGCATTGAAACACCTTGGGAAGGATTGCAAAGAGAAATAACTGAAGAAATAGGCAATCTTCCAAATATTAAAAAAACAATACCTTTAGAAACATTTATAAGCAGCGATAATCATTTTAGTTTTCACACATATCTTTGTGTAGTTGATAATGAATTTATTCCAGAATTAAATAATGAGCATGATGGCTACGCCTGGGTAACATTTGGAAAATGGCCAAAACCTTTACACCATGGGTTAAGTAATACACTAAGAAGTAAAACCAATCAAAAGAAACTAGATACAGTTATACGGTTGGTAGATATAATATCTCAAACTGATTCTTAAGCCATTCAAAATCATTGATTTTTACTAGTTCGTTTGGACTGTCAGCATTTGCTTCGCCAAATGCTTTACCTGCTATTGCTCCGGCTATTGCTGCTTTTCCAAAAGGTTTATCTTCACCACGTGTACACCATGCATCTAATCTAAAATCAGTTTCGTCATCCTTTTGTCGAGCAATAGTACGACTAGCAAGTTTACAACATTCTCTAAATCCGCTACGCCATGCACTAAATGCATCTGTGTTAAATGCTGTTGTATTACTCATTTTATCTACACCTTTAAACTTATCACTAATACTAGTAGTCATATCAGTTGTAGTTTCGTCAAGGTTTCTTGTTAATCGAGTGGGCAGAAGTTTAACGCCGCCATATCCATACACTAGGCCGTTCACTGGGTTGTGACTTCTCCATACATGCACAGTATCCTTGCCGTCAATATCATATGCAGGCACATAATAATCAAATTCAAAATCATCTATGATTTCAGCATCGCCGTCTACAACCCAAAACATTTCTGTTTCGACTAACTCAGCAGCACGTTTATGAGCTGCATGTATTCCTTTGATATCCATTACTCGTTTCGCTCTTGGATACTTTTCTTTTAGTTCATAGTAGTTGTCGTCAGCATTTGGTTCGCCATTACTAATAAACACAATATCATACGGCTTTGGCATACTACCAACTTCGTCATATTCTTTTTTGGCAACAAAGAATCTATAATCAATCTCTCGCTGACTAATGTTTAGCTGTTTACTAACCAGTGCAATGCCGTCATAAAAGTCTCCATTTTTCCAAACGTGATTTATTTTTCTTTCGTATTGATTGTGATGACTGATATAAAAACTCCAGTCAAAATCATCATTAGGTAAAAACGAATCATTTACAATCCAAAACATATCTGTATTACAATTTTCTTTTGCTTCTAAATAATCTTGATAATCATTTACAGTATAAGTTGGATATTGTTTTGGAGTACTTGCTACAACTTCGTATTCTTTCTTCTTTATAAGAAAGCGATGTTCTATTTCTTTTTCACTTACTAATACGTTTTTACTATATAATACAATACCATCATAGTTGTCGCCATTTAAAAATACGTGATTGATATTTCTATCAAATGTATTTTGATGACTAAAGTATAAACTAAAATCAAAATCTTTGTTTACATCAACATCGTCTGGCACACCCCAAAACATTTCAGTTTCGGAGTTGTATAATGCAGTTGCATAATCATCATAGTTGTTTATTGTAAACTTTTTATATTTTTTTGGATTACTTGCTATAACATTGTGTTCTTTTTTATTAACATAGAATCTATGGTCAAACTCTTTTTCAGATATAAGATCTATGGTATTTAATAATGCAATGCCATCGTAATCGACACCATTTAAAAATACGTGATTGGTTGAACGATCAAATGTATCTTGATTGTGGAAATAACTATCCCATTCAAAATCACTCAACGGCTCTACATCATTTGGTATTAACCACATCATATCACTGCCGCAACTATGAAATGCACTCTTGTATTGCTCATAGTTTTCAACTATAAACTTTTCATAATCTTTTGGACCACTTGCTATAATGTCGTGGTCAATCTTATGTGTTAGTTCTTTGTGTTCTATTTCTTCTTTGCTTACTAATGCCTGCTTACTAAACAAAAATACACCATCGTACTTGTTTCCGTTTAGCCAAGCATGATTAGATTTTTTTTCACTACTATGATGACTAATATAATAATCAAACTCAAACTTTTCGTCAATAACAATGTTGTCTGAATATCCCCAGAACATATCAGTTGTCGAAACTTCAACTGCGTACTTGTAATCTTCATAGTTGTTAATAACAAACTTATCATAGCATCGTGGATTACTTGCTAAAATTCTTACTTCTTTTTTATTAATAAAAAATCTATGTTTTATTTCTTTGTCTGTTAGCTCGCAGGATTTTGGACAAAGTACAATGCCATCTAGTGTGTCTATATCGCCATTGCCAAACACATGTGGAATATTAAAACTCCACTCGTCTGGCTTGTAGCTAAACTTAAATGTATCTCTTACTTCAGTATCATCGTACACTATCCAAAACATATCAGTAAAACTATTTTGTTTAGCTGTGTTTATGGAGTCAACTACCTGTACATCAAACCCTCTAGTTTCAAGATTCTTTAAAACTTTTGTATCTTCGCCAATGTAAAAAATATCAAACTTGTCTTTTCCTTTGTAAGGATCATAGTGTCCGCAAATATAAGCATGTTGATTTACAGTATATTCACCTTTTTTAGTCGGAACTAATCTAACTCTATTCCAGTCTTTGACTTTTCGGCTATTTTCAAATACATAAGGAAACGCATGTATACGAACTTCATCCTCAGCTTTTGGTTTAAAGAACCAAGGAAATGAACTATATGTTTCAATACTTTCGTCAACAACCCACACATAATCAGAATTGCAATCTAACTTCCAAACTTGTTCCAAATCTTCATAGTCGCTGGTTTTTACAACTGGATATTTTTCAAAAATATGATTCTTTAAAAAATCCTGTCCATTATGTACTGGTGTTCCAAATCTTTCAAATCTATCAATAGCTCTCATAGTATATTTGCCTTTGTTCCAAAATGTGCAAGTTTGATACTTGCATCTATCCATACTTCATAACCGTGATGCATTGCTTGATTACAAAAGTATATATCCTCTCCGCTAAAAGTATCTAGTCGTTTGTTGTATTCGTGATCAAACCATGGCTTGGGTAGATCATTGTACACACTTGTTTTTGTAAGCATACATCCCATACCAACTGCCCATACTTTGTGCAATCCAAAACTAGCATCTAATCTATTGTCAGTATTTTCACAATCAGTAAATGCTACTGTACGATACGGTGAATACCTAGTACTGTATTGACCTGCTACAATGTCTTTGTTGTGTGACAACAGAGTTTCAAAAACAGATGGCGGAAAGTGCATATCGCTATCAAGCCATAAAATATGTGTAGCATTATTTTCTAATGCTTCTTTTACTAGTGCAGTTCGACTTTCAACAATCACACTACCACAAACAATATGCAGATCAAAATCAACATTTTGTTTTGTTAATCTATTTGTTAAATGACAAAGACTGCGAGCAAACCCTGTATGTACTTGATCACGTGCAGGAACACAAATACTTAGTTTCATATTACAACATAGTTGATGGCATAGTTTCTTCGTTTAAATCTTTTTCGGCTGATACAGTGTATTCGTTCCATGTTCTTGCAGCACTTGTTGCAATCTTAACAGCTTCTTTAAAATCTTCTTTTGACAAACTAGCCATAGCCAGCATACTTTCAGGCTGTACTTTACCTAGTGTAAGTAAATCTGCACCTGCGGCTCTTCCTAACTTTTGAATCCAATGCAATCTATCGTCATCATTTGGAATAACCATATCATCGATTGCAGCAAAAACTTTTTCGTGCAAATCTCCGTCAAGGTTAAGTGCTGTTGCTGCTTCTTTTTTACGTTCTTTGGTATATTCTTGTGCTAAGTCTACATTTAATACTTCGTATAATGTTTTCATTTTTTTTCCTTTTAACCTGGTATTGGGAAATAGTAGCCACCAAAACTAGAACTCATGCTAATAGTACTGCCTTGACTAATACCAATATAAACACCTAGTGTACCAATAGCAATAGTACTGCTGCCCGCACTAAAGTAGTTGCGGATTTGAGACATTGTTATTGTCGAGCCTGTTGCTGGTAATGCCATATTACTTCCTATTTCTCTCTATTAATATAACACATTATTTAAGCAGTGTCAAGTAAAGATAGCCACAAACGTGGCTATCCTTTATATTATTTATCTAGTAGTTTTTGTACCATTACTTTAAGCTCTGCAATCTCTACAGCTTGTGCTTCAATTTTAGCATCTTGTTCTTTGATTGCTTCGATTAACAGTGGAGCAAGTTTTTCATACTGTACTGTTTTATACCACTCACCTGTTTTACTAATTTCTTTACCGTCGACAATTTCTATATCAAACGGAGCATGTTTAACAACTTCGGGTAGTACACGTTCAACACTTTGCGCACTAACACCAACATGAATGTTATCATCTTCGAAACCGTTTTCTTTAGCAACTTTGTTGTTTTTGTATAGGAATGTTTCGATACTTAGTACTTTATCAAGAGCGTTTTCAATCTTACCAACTTTTTCTTTTAGACGTTCGTCTGAATAGTAAGCAGTAATTTCACCAGTACCGTAAATGTTACTAGCTCTAAAACTTTCATATCCAGTTCCTGGATTGTTAATGATGTTAATCCAACCATTACTTGTCATAGAAATCTGAGAAGCAACTCTGCCGCCCCAGTGGAAACTTAAACGAGGTGAAACAGCAGTAGTATCTGCTTGAGCGCTTGCAAAATTAAGTTCTCGTAGTTCAAGAGCAGCATAAGTGTATGATGCATTGTTAGTACTACTTGCTAATTGCCAGTCGCCTGCTGCGTCCTTTCTTATAAAACTAGTGCTATCAATGCCGTCTAGTGTATTAGCATTGTCAGCAGTGATACCAGTTAGACCCGAACCGTTACCTGTAAAGTTTGCGGCTGTAACGTTACCAGTGATATTAATACTACCTGCGCCACTTAATGTGCCACTGAACGAGTCATTTGCATCACTGCGTAAGAAACTTCCGCTACTCAAACCATCTAGATTGTCAGCACTTAGTCCACTACCTGCACCATCATTACCGCTGTGCCACACAGTATAGTTGGTTGATCCATTTTGGAATATTAATCCACCTGTGCCGCCATCTATTTCAAGTGCAGTATTTGCACCTTCGTTTTTGATGTACAAACTATCATCACTGTCTCTATACTGCATGTACGCACGTCTAGTAGTTGATTGATACCAACTAATATAAGGATTACCAGTAGCACTTGTATCCTGCATACGAATCATTTCATCGCCTGCATGACTCATTGTTAGCAAGCCACCCATAGTGTCGGCAACATTACTGCGTAAGAAGTTTGCACTATCGATACCGTCTAGCGTATCAGCATTAACATTTGTTAAGCCACTACCATTACCAGTAAATGTACTTGTACCAATGTTGATGTTGCCAAATGTTGTTGTTATTTCACCTGCACCAAGTGCGCCAGTACCAGTCAAGTTACTGTATGTACCAGTAACTCTTGCGTTTGGAACAGTTCCTGTAGCTAAGTTACTTGCACTCAAGTTTTGAATCCCACCGCCGCTTGTTGTATTAAGTGATCCAGCATATACATCTCCTGCAACACCTAGGCCTCCGGTTACACGTACTGCACCAGTTGTGGTAGTTGTTGCTGCACTAGTATTAGTAAATGTTTTCACACCTGCCATACTTTGATTGCCGCCCAGTCTACTTCCGCTTACAGTACCACTACTCAAGTTACTTGCATTTAGTGTTGTTAAGCCACTGCCATTACCAGTAAATGTACTTGTACCAATGTTGATGTTGCCAAATCCGCTAGTAACACTACCACTGTTAAGTGCACCTGTTCCTGTGATTTGTGCTTGGTGTTGTGTAATGCTCGAAGCAGCAATACGTGCATCTGCTACAGTACCACTACTCAAGTTACTTGCATTTAGTGTTGTTAAACCGCTACCATTACCTGAGAATATGCCGCCGATATTAATATTTCCAAACCCACTAGTAATACTACCAGCATTTAGAGCACCTGTTCCAGTAATACTCAACTGGTGCTGTGTTACGCCAGATACTGCAATACGTGCATCCGGTATAGTACCACTAGTTAGGAAAGCAGCACTCATATCACCAATAAAGTTATCTGCACGTATATCTTTGTTTACATACAACCCACCACTTATTTTGACTGCTGCACTGCCACCTGCAAATGTTGCACCGGTTGCATTTGTACCATCAGTAAATGTTACTAGATTGTTTGAAGCTAGTGTAGTAAATGCACCACTGCTTGGAGTTATGTTACCAATTGGAGTATTGTTAATAGCACTAACAAA